AGCAACTTCAAACCATCGATTACATTCGTATCGTGAACACTTTTGTTTTTTTGCCAACTTCTTTTTAAGTTGTCTTTTCTTATCACCGGTTATATATAATGGGTGTTTAACATTACCAGTTCCAGGTATGTTACGAATAACTGTGTACCCACCTTTATGTGGTAGATACACGTCGCGACCGAGTTTAGCCGTTCGCTTATAGCTGGATTTACGTAATTGGTTTCGAGTTTTGACCATTTTTAATATTTAATTTTAATAACGATATGTTATAACTTAGGCGTTTAAAAACGATAGATTCAGGGTTCGTGAATGTGTATGATAGTGGGACTAAAAAGGAATTTGATTTGTAAATAGTATTTTTATTAAAAGTTATATGTTCCATGCACCCGAGTAAAATTTGGTCAACCACCAAACGACCCATTTCCCATCTGTTCCCAAAGCCAATCTTTTAGGATTTTTGTTCGATAAACCCCAATGACGCGCAATAAGATCACGCGAAGTATGTTTCCTGAGTGCATTTATATTTTTACCCGAATGTGGCTTTGGTACCCACCCATCGAGGTGCGATCTCGTAAAGATCTCGAGTTCATTATACCTTTGATCGTTTTCAAAAACTTTATACCCGTACTCGTTTTCACCATTATCCGATCCAGATTCAGATTCGGAATCCTCAGACGCATACGTCCCGTTCTTACTATTACAATTCCATGGTAGATCGGTTCGTGTAAACTTAGATTCGTAGTGTTGACGATACAGCGTTAAACTGTCTATGTTTGCAAAAATAATCGTTTCACCCGTATCGTCGTACCCACACGCGCGACCCGGTAAACCCTGAGTTTGCGCAGAATCATTGAAACGTTTTACATTTCGTTCGTATAAAACACCCACGTACTTCTTGTTAATCGTGTCGGCGCATCTGCACAACTCCATAATAAAAACACACGTATGTTTTATTGGTTCGATATCCAAAATCTCGTTGATATCTTCTTCTTCGGACATACCGTTATACGTTTTATACTTGAAATGTTCACCGTATATTTCCTTGATATTGCTCATCATAACCTGACCAGATTCTCCGGTAGGAGTTCGGATTATATGATACTTCGGATTATCAGAGCCGTACCTTCGGAAGATAAAGTGTCCGAGCTCCGCAATATTTTTCCTAGCTGCGTCTTGTGTATCTTCTTCCTCCTTCTTACTATATCCCGATAATTCTTTACATTGAAACACGCGCCCTTCATCAAGGAAATCAAAAACACCTTTATATCCAACACCTGGTTTTCCAATAACCATTTCCGCCGCAACGTCCCAATTTTGTCTGTCTTTCAAAACACCGTCGGGGGTAGCTGAAAATTCAACGACTTTTATATTTTTTTCGTACATGTTTTGTCTGTTTGCAAAACACAACTCATCGAAGGTCGTATGCATAGTTTGCTTCTTTTGAGCTGCGATCTGAACCTCGTCGATAATCACAAGGGAATCATTTTTAGACATAACGTCCAATGTAAATTTTTCCGTTAAGTCGTTACGATGGTAAATTTGGGTTTCCAAAATACCCGGAAAACGTTTTTTGACCTGTTTTATCCACGACTTCGAACTCAAACCAGTGATAATATATATGTTCGAGATGGGTATTTCGTATCGATCGACATACTGTTCGATCAGTGAAATCATTGCCCCAGTTTTCCCGACCTGCATTTGCGCGATACCCATGACGAACAAAGTAGTTGGGTCATCGAACAAGTCGACGATGGTTTTTGCAAACTCAATATGATTAGCGAAAAGAGGGGAAATCCCATTACGCGCCTTTTTTCTTATTTGCGACTTAATAACATTACGATCGTCTACGAAGTCTTCCTTTTCTACACCGAAAAGCGGAAAATTTTGTCGTCTTGTAAGTGTATTGATATTACGATCGTCTTCAAAAATAGCTAAAATTTCTTTACTGAAAAGCGGTTTTGTAAATGAAACCATTTTACGTTTATTGATCTTAGATCTATTTATTTAATAAATGATATATTTAGATCTATCTTAGGTTATCTATGTCATTTTTAATTTTTAATTATAGTTAAAGATTAATTTATTAAACTATATATAATGACTACCTACAATCAAAAACCATGTGAATTCAAATACAAAATCGACTCGTGTTCGAAAGTCGTTGACGGTGATACTGTCGACGTTCTTATCGATTTGGGGTTCGATGTACTCATCCGCCAACGTGTACGATTGCTCGGTATCGATACCGAAGAATCACGAACGCGTGATACGGTCGAAAAGATTTATGGGAAACATGCGAAGAAGAAGATCTTGAACTGGGTGACGAAAGCGGTTGAATCCGATAAGGACGATTGTGAAATTGAATTGCGGTGCCAAGAACGCGACTCTGTCGGTAAGTATGGACGCGCACTCGGTGAATTGTGGGTATTTGAAGATGGTATCTGGACGAACGTGAATAAATGGATGTGTGATAATGGGTATGCGGTTCCTTACGTCGGACAAAACAAGGACGATGTTAAGGAACAACACATGGTCAATAGACGCTTGTTAGCGGATAGGGGTGAACTTGTTATCAAGGACAATTAGTTAAAAACAGTATTCAATAAAAGAAGAGGATATGACGTCGACAAATGAATATTATAACGTCGTCATAAACCCGGGTGGTATACCTGTAATAGGTATAAACGAGGCGGTTGAACGACCTCCACCATTACCACTACCGGAACCCGAACCGGAACGAATTCATAGGAGAAACATAGATATAAGAAGTGTTCAAATACGTAGTGTGTATAAATTTATACACTTTATTATGCTTTTTACGACAATAATGTATACTCTTATGTTCACGGATGATTATCAGTTAATTATAGATACGTTTCTATCTGCATTATGTTATATTTCAGTCCTAGAAAATAAGATTGATATTTTAAAAATACATACATTTTATCTTTCGGCGTGTTTTACATTGGCGTCATATAATTCGAATTTCTTATATATTATATATTATTTCATATACAGTATTTTGAATATGTGTACAGCTGTACATCTAACGTTAGATCGTCGTGATTATTATATAAGTCAATTGATATAAATAAATTAATTATATTTTACATAACAGTACATGTTCTATATAATTAAATTAGTTAACTTATTTTAAAAAATATTTTTAAGCAAAAGATTTGGTAGTTCCCTCTTCCTTTCGTTTCTCTCTACACGCGTCATTCTTTTCTTTCTTAGCCTCCGCTTTACCTGGGTTGGCTTTTGCCTTATTCGCCTGTTTAATCTTTTTCTTTTCAGAATCAGTGAGTTTATCTTTCATCGTTTTATCAATCGCCATCTTTTATAAGATACATTTATTTTAAATATATAATATTATTAAAATGGTAACACCATCTACAAATGATGATAAAAATGAAATTTGGCAGGATAAACACGTCTCTGGATGTTCTAATTCAAATAAAAAGTTTACAAGTAAATGTCAATAAAAGTGTCAGACTGTCTCACTTGGTGTCTCACTTGGTGTCTCACACCCGTCTTTAAGTTTTGCACCCTTTTCCGCACACCCAACAATATTTTTTTCATCAGTGGTATCGCCTTCATAGGATACACTATCCGTATTAGGATAAAAGAAACATATATTTTTTTTATCATCATCATGCTTTTCCGTTCTGTGACCCCACATTTTATACCCCATTTTAATTGCGTATAATCTACACTTTTCGAGGGTTCCACCTAATTCATTTCTATTAATATGTTCTACACTAGGATCCCACCCTTTTGTATAATCTATACCACTTTGTATATCTGGTGAAATGTAGGTATCTAAAAGATATTTTTCAACCTTTTTCCGGTCTTTTTGTGATAAAGCTCTACCGTACACGATAATTTCGTGAACGGCCCAATCACTCGATTCAGTTGTAGCGTGATCGCCCATATTTATAGCTATTTTACCTGGTGCTTGTCCATTATACTTGGTACTACGTACATCACCGTTCGTAAAAAATTGGGTTTTATACGCCGTAGTTTGAATCCATGTTCTACCAGAACCGTGTACATTCACTTGTGGTGTTGGTGTTACCCACCCTTTATCACCATAATGTGCGAGCCCCGTTCGACCAGCGTGCCAACCAGCTAACCAGTTTACACCTTTACCATCAAAAATACGACCCTTTTTTTTACCATTATACCGGGCGACCGCAAAAATTGTCCAATTTGAACCACTAAAATCGAATGGTATTATTATACCATCTTCTACACCTCCATAAACATACTTTCCTGATACTGGGTCCACTGTCGTTTTTAACGAACCCTTTAAATTATCATCTTTTATATGATTACCTTTACCTGATTTATCTTTCCATATTAAACCGTTTTCATCTAAAGACGTGCCGGTATACCAACACTTAACACCATTAGGTAACATTGTACCCGATACCGAAACGTCGACGTCTAGTTTAGTTTTACTACTTCCTGAACCATCGTCCGTGGTTGTAGTTGTGGTACCATCACCGTAAACAAAAAGACCAGTGAGCGATCCTACTAATATAGATACGCAACATGCGAACATGAAGACAAGCATTAAAATTTTTTCTGAACCGCCTGCCATACTACTTTTAAACAACAAAAAAAATTAGTAATGATATTTTCTAACCCATAAATTACAGACCCACTTTTCACCTGATTTCACCTGTGTACCACCATGTAACGCCTTTTTGGTAGCGCATTCGTAATTGTTTAATGTATTAAAGAACAAAGCGTCACCCTTTTCTAAACGGTACCGCTTATTTATATTTGGAAATTCTGTTTCACCACCTTCATACTCGTCATTCAAGGCAATTATGAATGTGTACATACGTTTATTTTTATCATTTTTAAAACAATCTTGATGTGGTTTATAAAAACCACCTGGTTTATATTTAAGAACCTGTAAATCTTCACAATTACGTAAAGGTCGATCCGTCATTGATACACACTTACGTATAAGTTTATCAACAACGGGATCTTCTGATGCTTTTAACCACGCCGTTTCACTTTTACGTATTTTTTCATCTATATCACGACTTTTAGATACTGTAGACGTTTCTAATTTTTTAGACGCAATGTCTTGTATATGTTTACACTCATCTTCACTTAATACACTTTTTAGTACTCTGGGTTTTTCATATATGGGTATGAAAAACCATATAATAAGTAAAAACGATACATATAAGATAACTTTGTTCATTTTCTATTATACAACAATAATATTATTCTTCAATAAATATTGAGGTGGACACAAAAGTAAGTTTACTATTATATCTGTGTATCTTCCAAATACAGTATCGTAATGAATAATAAATGCTACAAACCAAAAGTAAAGTGAGACGAGGTAGTGTAATTTAGGCATACCAAATGTACTTTTAATTACACTTATGATCAAGTTTACATCTAAGTACCTTTTATCGTGAATACTCGATTTATAAATGATAACCATGGATAAAAAATTGAATACGAGTTCCATGTAATCGAAACCACCTTTTAATACGTACCCTATTCGTAGAAGATCTACGTGTCTGGATATATAAACAAGTTTATACATTGTTTCATTTCTGTGTAAATGGTAAAATACACTTGATACACTACCAAAATTCTCTAGAATCATAAATGGAAAAAGTGATGTAATTGCCGAAGCTATTTCTATTAATTTCATTTATAATGTAAACGACTCTATTCTTAAAGTGCACGTAAAAATATATAATAAGGTACTGAACAATTATACCGGTTTCTTATTTTTGCTATGACTCTATTCGAATAATCAGCTAACGCGTGAACGGTACGCAGTATGTCCTTAGTTTTAGTTGGATCGATCATCCATTGACGGAGTAAATCACCACATGTATCGGAAAACATTCCGTATATATTCCGTATATCCTCTAGTTTACATTTATGTTTATCACGTCTTTGAAGTTCCTTCTTAAATTCTTCGTCGGATATAATTTTTATTAAATAGTCTACACGTAAACGTAAATTATCATCGTCACCAATACCATCGTATCTATATATAATATCTCTATCCAATAGAGTAAGTTTATAACTCAGATCTAATATATGTACACCCGCTTCATTTGCTTCAAGTTCTGCGAACGTGGGTCGCCCGCCACACGGAATGTCTCCATGTTCCCTTGAACGTTTCTTGAATTCAAAGTAATGAGGGTTATGTACACGACCGGTTTCTATACGCCCCGAACGCCAATCAAATGCGGTATGACACTCGGTACACCACATTTGTGCACATCCATCTATTTTGTGTATCATTGTACCACATTTAGGACATGGTTTAGTATCTTTGTTTATGAGTTTCATAGTTTCAACCGTTTCGGGATTACAAACGTGATCGGAATCTATAATAACTTCATTACAATGTTCACAAAACTGTTGTACGCATAACCCACATTTCATATCTGTATCTAAAAAACCTCTACACTCTTCGTATGGACACTTACGTGTAAACTTTTCACTACTAATTGTAGTAACATTTAGTTCGAGTGAATTTACCTTTTCTACAATTTCCTCTATGTCTCTACGCATTTTAGCTATAGCATCATCATAATCCAACGTCGAATTACGCATGTTTATCGCTTCTCTACGCATATCTCTCAAAAGAAACATTTGATCTAAAAGTTCAAAATATCGTAATC